CGACAGACTGTCTTCCAGGGTATAGGCGATGTGCCCCCGAGCCGTCGAAAGCCGGTCGAGGATGTCTTTGAGCAGACCGTCGAAATACTGCTTTTCGCTTTCGTCCATCTCAAATTCCTTGGTCTGGCGACGCCGGGCCTCAAAATCGACGCCCGTCATGCCGAAGCCTCCTGTTGGACGCTGACCGGCTGGGCCACGTTGATCGCGGTGCCGCCGTCGCTCAGTTGCTCGGGCCAGACATTGCAGCTTTGCAACTCGCCGGAGAAGCCGAGTTCCCGGGCGACCATCCAGACCGCCGCCGGGTGCGGCACGCGGCCGTCGCGCACGACCGACATGCTCATGTGCCGGCATGTCCCGCACGGGTGGCCGACCTCGAGCGAGAGGGTGACGAAGAACGGCCAGGGGCCAGGGATGGCGATCGACTGCGCGGTCATCTTCTTGCCGTGCGCGCGGCTGCCCTCGTCCGTTTTGAGCGCCTCCTGGAGCGCCAGGACATCGACCGGGCGCTTCGCGGCGAACACCCGGAGCCGGTGCAGCCGCCGGGTCACGTCGGCGGTCAGGATGAGCGGCGCGGCGGCCGGCATGCGGTCCTCCTCATCACGGCAGCGGCAGGCGCAGGTAACAGACGCTCGCGTGCTCGGCGCAATAACTCCGCACGACGGCGCGGCGCCCGCAATACTCGTGCGTCACCCGCCCATTCCACAACGGAAACTGGCACTGGCGGGCTGACGGCATCGGCGCAGGCGTCATGACGATGGCGGCCGGCGGCTTACGCGGGGCCGCCCTGGCCGTGCCCTCGCTCACACTGCCGCCTCGCGCTCCCGCATCTCGGCCGGATCGCCTGGCCATCCCCCCCAGTCGTCGCCGGGCGGCTCGTCCTGCTGATGCACGACAGGGGCATGCGCAGCCATCGCGGCATCGATCGCCGCCTCCAGCTCCGCCTTGAGGCCATTCTGGAACGTGCGCCGCGCCTCCTGCGCCTTGGGCTGGCGCAACAGCGCCTCGACCTCCGCCACGTCGCGGGCTTCGCGCAGACACGTGATGAACGCATCGAGCCAGCCCCGGCGGGTTTGTTTTGGCTCCGGCGCGGCCGGCGGTGGCTCCGGCTCGTGCTCGATCGTCGGGCCGGCGAAGGTCTTACCCTCCATTTCTTCAGCAGTCGGAATGCCGCCGGAAAACTCCGGGAATGCCATACGCAACGCCTGCGCCTCAGCGCACTTCGCGAGTTGTCCGTAAGGGCGCTTGCGCCACATGCGATTGGGGGCCTCGGTCTTGGCGCCGGCCGTCGCATAATTCTCCAGCCAGTATTCCCGTGCGGTGAACGCGCGCACCTCGCCGCGCACGAACCGCTGGACGGAAACCCTGCACCACTGCGGATACGTGACCCGCACCCCTGCGATGTCCTCAGTGACATCAGGCCCGAAATCCGGCTCGCTCTTGCCGACATAATCGCCTGAGCGAGCCGCCTTGATCCGGTAATCCGCGATCCCCGGCATCAGCACGTCGCGCCACTCGTATTTGTCGGGGCCAACCTTGACGCTCGTCGGCACGATATGAACGGGCTTCAGCAGCGGATCGAGACCGTTCATTTTGCAGTAGCTCAGCACAAGCTGGATGCTGGCCGGCTTCGCGCCAGGATACAGCGAGTTTTCCAGCACGCGCATAACCTCGTCCAGCGTTGCGGCGGGCTGCTCAACGATCGCGTTCATTCTTTCCTCGCTCTCAGGACCAATGTCTGTTCATTCGGCACCAGCAACGACGCCCAGGGGAAATCGGCGCCGTCCTTGATCGCGGCGGCGATCTTTCGTTTGTCCACGTAGCGTCGCATCTCGACGTATTCAGCGGGCACCGCAGCCTCATCCGAGATCGAGACATACGCTGGCTTCCGGGCAAGGTGGACGCCGTGAAATTCCGACTGGATCGACGTGCAGCCTGTTTCATCCATGGTCTGCGTCAGCGCCGCGCGCAGCGACTTCTCGGCATGCTCGGCGGCGTCGTGCAGATCGGCGGCCGCGACGATCATCTCGACCATCGCGCGCATGACTTCCACCACATCAGTTGCCTTGCGCTGCTCGACCTGCGCCTTTGCGAGCCGCGATCCAGCCTCGAAACACGCGAGATACGCTGCGCGTGCGGCCTCTTTGAGAGCGTCCGCAGCCGCTGCCGCGCCGCTCACGCCGCATCCCCCGTGGCCACGAGCCTCGGCTTACGCGGCTTGCGGGCGGCCCTGGTGCGCTGTTCAAGCTCGCTGAATTTAGCGTCATATTCAGTCCCGCTTTCCTTCAGAGCCTCCAGCAGCTTTTCCCACGCCGGCTGCATCGCAGTGTAAACGTGGGCCGCCGTGAACGGATCATCCGGGATTGTGATGGTCAGCGTAACGAATAGTTTCTTGCTCATTTCACTGCCTTTTGCACAATCGGCTCGATCACGTCGCGCACGGGACGGAACGCAACCACCCGGCTCTCCTCGACGATCGCATCTAACGCTTCCTCCATGCGCTTAACGTCGCGCGCGATGACGCGGAGTTGCAGGCTCATGGCCGGGTAATCGGCCTGCACCATGTTCGCGAACAACATCAACTTGTCGTGATCGGTCATGCGGGTTTCCTCCCCGTTGTTGTGCTCTGAGCGCATCGCGCACCGACCGCAGCTCGGCATACCACGCGGCGATCAGCTCCTCGGTCGACGTGGTTGTTGTCATCGGCGGAACCCCCGCGGGTCGCGCCAGTCGTTCCACTGGCTGATTGCCTCGCCATCCGCGTCGATATCGCCGTTTTCATAGGCGTCGAGGAATGCCGCGTGCCGTGCGTCCTCCCTGTCGCTCAGTATCTTAAGGCCGATCCGCTCCAGCTCCTGTTCGGCGGCGGCGAGTACAGCGGTGGGCAGTTCCGGCAGGCCGAGGGCGTCGGCGACATGGTCGGCGGCGGTCGTGACAGCCAGGGCAGCGGCGGGGTAGAGTGAGGCGTCATCAACCAGGTCGCCGGCGAAGTCTGTATGACTTTCCGCAAAGTCAAGGAGACGATCAAGGAGCGCATTATAATCAATTGCCGTTAAATTATCGTTAAACGCCGAGGAAACAGCTGGCGTCCGGTCACGCTGGTTTAACGACTCGTTGATGGTATTCGAAAAGTTGTTGTCGTCATCAGTATATTTATCAAATGTGTGGCGCGAGACACTTGCGCCCGGGCCAGGCTCGCGTAACCTGCCGTTAGTGTCCTGGGAGACGCTTTCGTTACGGGGAGATACGGGATGCCGAACGGTTCGAGAGGCGGCGATCATAGTGAGGTTTTCCTGGCTGAATGCCAGGAGCTATTTCGCCAGATTGGCTACAATCTGTCAACCATAAAAACGCAGCCGGCGGCGTATTCCTCGCAGAATGTCGATTATCCCGACGCGTCGCCGTCAGTTGGCCATGGCCGCGCCCGCCCGCCGCCGCCGCGGCTCCGGCTCGTCCGCGGCGAGGATCTCGAGACCCTTCGCGCGCGCAAACGAGGCAAACATCTGCTTTTCCCCAGGGTCGAGCATGCGCCAGAACGTCACGAGGTTGACCTCGTCGTCGGCGAGCCGAACCTTCGTACCGAGTTGGATGCTACCCTGAACGACCTTGTTCGCGTCTGGGGCCTCATCGGGGAACAGCGCGCCAGGCGGGACGCCAAGGACGCGGGCGATTTTCTGGATCGAGGCGAGACGTAGCGGTCTCGTCCCCAGTTCCCAACGCGAGACCATTTGGACGGTAACGCCGAGCGCGTCGGCGACGTCTTGCAGCGTCAGGCCGCGCGCCTGACGCAGGGCGCGGATGCGATTAATGGCCATGAGACTCGTCCGTTTCTGAGGCAGGAAGGCGTGCCATACCTTTATCGCCAAAATGGAGATGCTTCGCCAGGGTAAGCAAGCGAATTTATCTCAACCCGAGCGGCTTGACATCTTTTATCCGATGCGGCGAGATAGCGGGATGCGCCTCTCCCGGTATCTGGCCAAGCGGAATATTCCCGTCGCCCGGTTCGCCGCTGAGTGCGGCGTGATCCCGCAGAGCGTCTACAGATGGGCCAACGGCGAGCGATTGCCGCGGCCGGACATGATGCGCCGCATCGAGGCCGCGACCGGCGGCAAGGTCAGGCCGTTGGATTTCTACGAACAGGCCGGCGACCCGTGACCCGCATTCCCTGCCCATTGTGCGGCGGCGAGCTGCCGCTGCCCGCGCACCGCCCGCACACAGGGTGGACGCCACAGGAAATCGCCTGGGTGCGCCGGCTGCTCGGCCTCGGCCTCTCAGCCGAACGCGTCGGGCGGCTGGTCGGCGTCTCGCGTGAAAGTATCCGAACCGCCCTCAAGCGCCGCGTCGGTGCCTCATGAGCGGGCGCCCGCTCGCCATCGACCTCTATTGCGGCCTCGGCGGCTGGACCGAGGGGCTGCTCGCTGAGGGATTCCGCGTCGTTGGGTTCGACATCGAGCGCCACGAATACGGCGAGCACCGCTACCCGGCGCAGCTTGTCGTTCAGGACGTGCTGACGCTGCACGGTTCGCAGTTTCGTGACGCCGCGCTGATCGTCGCGTCGCCGCCGTGTCAGGCTTATTCGTACCGGGCCATGCCCTGGTCCCGTGCCAAGGCACTGCCGCCGCCGTGCAACGCGCTGTTCGATGCCTGCTTCCGCATTCAGCGCGAGGCGATCGAGGCGGCCGGGCATCACATTCCGCTCGTGGTCGAGAACGTGCGCGGGGCGCAGCCGTGGGTCGGACGGGCAAGGTGGAACTTCGGATCGTTCTACCTGTGGGGCGACGTGCCGGCGCTGATGCCGTTGCGAAATCAGGACAGCATCAAGAACGGCGGTGACTGGTTCGGACGCAACGGCGATCTGGCCGAACGAAACAAGCACTGGGAAGGATCGAAGGCTCGCCGGGCCGCGACCGCCATGATGGCTAAAGTGCCGATCACGATCAGCCAACACATCGCCGCGGTGTATCGGTGAGCGGGCGCCCGTTCCGCCTGACGACGTTCGTTCCTGATGAGGATTCCCTTCATCAGTCCGTCGCTGACGCGCTGCGCTACCTGCTGCCGGCCGATGCCGTGTTCAACACGTTCGAGTTGCGCAACGCAGCGTCAGCCGCGGAGGGCGCGCGTCGCAAACGTCTTGGCGCTCTCCCCGGTTTTCCGGATTGCGCCGTGTTCTGGCGGGGCCGCGCCGTGTTCATGGAACTGAAACGCGCCCGCCACGGCACGCTCTCGCCGGCCCAGCGCGCGCTGCACCCCAGGCTCGAGGCGGCGGGGTTCCCGGTGGCGATTTGCAGGAGTGTTGAAGATGCCCTGGGCGCCGTCGCGGCGGCCGGCGTGCCGGTCAGGGGGAGGATCGCAGCATGAATGCGCTGCGGATTTATGACCCGATGGAGTTTTATATCGGCAAGGGCGAGATCCCCGAGGCTGTCAGGGAGCGCGTGGCGCTTAAGCTGATCGCGGCCAAATGTTGTAGCTGGTTCGAGGGAACGCGCGTTGCCTTCGCGGGCGAGTATGTGGCCATTGCGTGGTGCGACCGATTAAATGGCGAGGAGCCGGGCCTCGTGGTCGATAACATCGATCAACTCATCGATGCCTACACGGACGAACTGAGGCACGAACTCGGCCGCGACGAACTCGTCGACCTTCTGAGAGGAATATGAATGCCCGACATCGCGCTGGAACGACTGCGCCCCAATCCCTACCGGGACTTTGAACTGCACCCGCTCGACCCGGTACAGGTCGCCAAACTCAAGGCGTCGATCGGCGCCGATGGGTTCTGGGCCAGCGTCGTAGCGCGCGAGGCCGGCGACGGCTACGAAATCGCGTTCGGCCATCATCGTATCGAGGCGGCGCGCGAACTTGGCCTGGACACCGTACCGATCGAGGTGCGCGACCTCGCCGACTGGCAGATGGTACGGATGCTGGCGAGCGAGAACGCGACACAACGCGGCTCGACCGCCGCGGCCTCGCTGGATGCCATCGCCGCGATCTGCAAGGTGCTCGCCTACAACCTGCTGCGATGGGGAGATGAGGCGACCCTCTCCAGAAATATGGAGGGGGTGCGCATTGATTTCCCCACCTGTCGAGGGATGCTGGAAGCGGGGCAGGGGATTGGTGGGCCTTGCGTCAAGGCTTTCGCACCAGAAGGATCATTCTCCAGAACACAGATCGACGAGAACCTCGCCGTTCTGAAGGATAGCGGGCGCATGGCGACGATCATCGCCGAGGCCGCCGCCAGGGCCGATGTCGAATTGCGCGCCGAACAGGAGGCGGCGGAAGCCGAGTTGCGCGAGGCCGAAGCCCGCGAGGCAAAGGCGCACACGAAGCGGGAACGCGAAACAGCCGCCAGGGATACCCGCAAGGCGAAACAAACCGCCGGCAAAAAGCGCAAGGCCACGCAAGGCGCGGCCAAGGCCGTCGCCAAGGCCAGAAAGCCGATCACCTACGATGCGCGCTGCAACCAGTTGTTCCGCATCGAAGCCCACGCCGCCGAGTTCCGCCGGATCGTCAGGGGAGAGACGTTCCAGTCATTCCTGCCGCTGGCCGGACAGTTCGAGTTCGCGAAAAAAATCATCGCCAGCATTAAAGAGAACGCGCCGGCCAAGCACCTGATGACCGCGATCGATATTCGCCGGGAATGCTGGTCGCGGATCGAAACCGACCTCGGCATGAGTACATATCAACTCCGTACCGCGCCGGAACGGCCGTTCCTTAACGAAATTCGCGATGGTTTCAATCTGATCCGGCGCGGATTGAGTGATGCCGTGAAGGGTGTGGCGCTGCTCTCAGCCGGCCTGCGCAAGGGCGAGACCCTGGATGCGAAACAACGCGCCGCCCTCGACCGGGCCGTCGCTATCAGCGAGCGAGTGGCATCGGAGCTGGCGGCGGCACAAGAGCCGCGCGTGAAACTCGTATCGGGGAGAGAATAGGATGTTATCGGGTACCGAACTGGCGCGCCTGTTTTATGCACAGCACGAACTCGACTTCCAACGCGCCGCCACAACCACGCCTGGAGCAACCGAGGCGGAAAACGGGTTCGCTTATTCCGATGATCGTTTCGATGACTGGCTGGTAGCGATCGGAATGCTGGAGGCTCCAGCCAGGGACTACGGAGATGGCCCGGCCCGCGGCGGAACAACTGATATGCGGAACAAACTGCGCCTGCGGATGAACCGCATGGCACGTAAGGCGGAGGTCACGCCCCGAGCGTTCTCGGTCGAGGCGCGTGGCAAGAAATGGCGCGTCGTGCTGATCGAGAAATACCTGTCGGACAGGCCCACGGTGTTGCTCAAGGGGATGAGTACTTCACTCACCAACTTCGATCGCCACATCAATCTGGCGCGGCAACTGGTCGCCGAGTGCCCCTACCTCGATGAGCCAGCGAAGCGGCTTTGTCTGTCGCAGTTCCAGACCGCGCAGAGCAGCACGATGATTGCCACGCAGGCTGTGATGATGGGAATGGCCGGACTACACAATCCGGACCCAAAGGCGATCGACCGGCTACGCCGCAACATCTTCGGGATGATGCAACGGGCTGCCGGGCTACGGCCAGAGAAACCGACGCACCGCATCGCCCGCCGCCGAACAGCCACCAAGAAGTGAGCGGCCAGACATGACCGACATGGCCATGCTCCGCTGGGTCGACGCCATGGCCGCGCGCTTCCGCGCCACACCAGACGCTCAGGCGCATTTCCGGATCGTTGACGATCCCGAGGTCCGGCAGCGGCTGCAATGGCTGAAAAAGCACGAAAAGTGGCTCTACGACGAGCGCCTGCGGCCCGTCATCCGCGCCTCGTCCCGGCTGCACGGGGGACGGGGATGATGTGGGCGGAATGGACTTTTGGGAGAATCCGGAGCAAAAACAGAAACCCCCGAGCGGCGGGAACCGCTCGGGGGACTGTATTTGTTTCAACATCGGCCGGGAGCCGACGCGACAAGGGCCTCACAATCCCAATGTCGCAAAAGCTCCCTGGGTCGTCAAGGGGGAGCGTATGCCCGACACCGCACGCGTGGCGCGCGCCATGACAGCGCCAGCACCAGACACATTCGCCGCCGCACGCAGCATGGCCCGCCCGGTCGTGCGCGGCTGGATGCCCCGTTCGCACGCCTACGCGGCGATCATGGCCACCAGCTTCCGCACCTGCGGCGACGACATCCCGGCCATGTTCCGGGATTTCCGATTCCGCCGGCACCTGCTCGATCAGGAAATCAACCGCCTCGATGTCGCGCGGCAACTGGCGGAATATCGCATTGGCCGCCTCGTCTGGCGCATGGCCGACGAGGCTCGGGCACAGAACGCCATCTTCGCTGCCGCACACAACATCAACGGCGATGCCGGCTTCCCACTGACCGAGGAAGAGGTCACCGACGTCGTCGCTCACACGCAAACCGACCGCCGGAAATACCTGCACAAGCAACAACAAACAGCCCAGGGGGCAGCCAAGGGGGTGCGACGCCATGGATGACAACAACGCACTGCCCATGGACGAGGAAACGGCGGCATTCCTGCGGGAGGAGATCGAGGGTCTCGACCAGCACCAGGCGGAAGGGCGGGAACGCGTTAAAGCAAAGAAAAGCAACGTCGTCCTGTTGCGCGCCTCTTCCGAACAACAGAGCGCAACGGACAGCCCGCTCGTCCTTGCCCCGGCGCAACTGCCCGACCCGAGCAGCATCCCCGCCCGGCAATGGCTTTACGGCTCGCACCTGATCCGGGGGTTCGTGTCAGTCCTCGTCTCGCCGGGCGGCACCGGCAAGTCTGCGCTCGCGATGGCGATCGTCATGGAGCTGGTCGCCAACCGCAAGCTGCTCGGGCCGCACGTGTTCTCGCAGGTCAACGGCGCCATCTTCAACCTCGAAGATCCGATGGAAGAACTAAACCGGCGCACTGCCGCGCTGATGATCCACCACCGTATCAGCCGCGACGAACTTGAGGGCCGCCTGTTCCTGCACGACGGCGAAGGGCGCGGCCTGAAACTCGCATCGCTCGATGAAGACGGATTCACCGTCGCCTACCCCGACGAACAGGCACTGATCGAGCAGATCCGCGAGCACAACATCGGCGTTGTGGTGTGCGATCCGTTCGCCGAAAGCCACAGCCTGGAAGAAAACAGCAACCCGCACATGGTCAAGGCCGCCGCCGCATGGCGCCGGGTGGCACGCGAGACCGGCTGCGCTGTGCTGCTCGTCCATCACGTCCGCAAGGGCGACGCCACGTCGATCGACGCGGCCCGCGGCGCCAAGGCACTGACCGACAGCGCCCGCGTCGGGTTGCTGCTCACGACAATGAGCCCCGCCGACGCCGAGGGGTTCGGCATCCAACCCGACGACCGCCACCGCTACGTCCGCCTCGACGACGCCAAGCGCAACATGGCCCCCGCCGCCCGCGCGCTCTGGTTCGAGTTGTGCCAGGTCAACCTGGGCAACGGTGAGCCCGGCTACCCGAACGGCGACAACGTCGCTGCGATCGCCGCATGGCAGCCGCCGGATATGTGGAAGAGCGCCAGCGTGCCAGACCTCAATGCCGCCCTAGACCGTATCGACGCAGGCCTGCCCAACGGTGCCCGCTACACCGACAGCCGACGCTATCCGGCCACGCGGTGGGCCGGGCAGGTGCTGATGGACATGTTCGGCTGCAATGAAAAACAGGCAGGCGAGATGATCACGCAGTGGCTGCGGAACGGGGTGCTGGAACGTGCCGATTATTTCGACCCGTCTCAGCGCAAGGAACGCAGTGGCCTGTCCGTCAATCCCCTTCGTCGGCCTGGATGTGTGCCATGACAAACGATGTCGCGGCTCACTTGTGGCGCATTTGTGGCGCGCGAAACCCCGCCGTTGGTCGGGGTTGCGCCACAAGGCGGCAAAGCCGCCACCTTGTGGCGCAGCACACCCGCCTCCTTAGGCGTGTTGTGGCGCATTTGTGGCGCTTGTGGCGCAAGCCGGCCGGGCCGGTAACGGCGTCATGAACTTCCCGGCGGGGTTTCACATCGTCCACGACGGACAGGCCTGGCAGCCGTTAGCGGTGCGGGACCACCAGCGCCTCGACGGCACCGAGACCGTGTTTATCGACTGGCAAACCAACTGCCCCACTTGCGGCGATGAGTTCATCATCACGACCGGAGCAACGTTCCATACCGGGCGCCTCGTGCGCCGCTGCCAGTCCTGCAAACACCCAGGCCGTCGCGTCAGCAAAGAACGCCGCGACTGGGCGAAGGATCTCGCCGTGAGCATGGACCTGCCTCATGAGCCCGCTTGACATCCAGCAGGAATCCGTCACACCTGACGCAAAACCGGGACCGTTCCATACGCGGGACGATGTGCCGCGCGGACGCTTTTGGGCCGTCGCTCAAACACACCCACAGGCCGAACGCTGGGCCGACGCCTCGCTCCGGTCACGCGGCTACCAGACCTTCCTCCCGCTGATCACCCGAACCCGACGCGACCGCGTGCTGCCGACGCTCCTCCACCGCGTCTCGGTGCCACTGTTCCCGAGCTACCTGTTCTTCGGTGTTGACGGGGTCTGGACGCCGGCACGCTACAGCCAGGGCGTCCGGTCCATCCTCATGGCCAACGGCACACCGGCCCGCGTGTCAGACGACGCCGTCGCAGCCGTCAGGGAGGCCGTGGAGGCCGCCGAGGCCAGAGCGGCGACGCCAACAGCCTGGGCGCCAGGAACGCCCTGTAGCCTCGTCCTGGGCGCCCTCGTCGGACAGCCCGCCGTGGTGCTCTCAGTCACCGGACGCAACGCCACCGTCGCCGTGCTCATGCTCGGATGCTTGCGACATGCCCACGTGCCACTCACAGCACTGGCACCGAGGGAGTGACTGAAATGCACGATCTGGCGTTAGACAACTAAAAGAGACTGTTAGTGAGCTTTTACACGAACTTATTGGTAAAAGTCGCTGATTTGACGCCGTATTCTAACAATGCGCGTCAACACTCGCCCGAACAGGTGGCGCAGATCATCGCTTCAATCAATGAATTTGGCTTCACAAGCCCTATTTTGATCGATGAAACCAATACACTGATCGCCGGCCACGGGAGACTGGCGGCGGCGCGACAACTTGGGATGGTGGAACTGCCCGCCCTCGTCATCACGGGCCTGACCGAGGCCCAGCGGGCCGCGCTCCGCATCGCCGATAACAAGCTGGCGCTCAATGCCTCGTGGGATGACGACCTGCTTCGCACCGAGCTGATGGATCTGCGTGATGTGGGCTTCGATCTCGGCCTGACCGGCTTCGGCGAGGCGGAACTCGCTGGCCTGTTCGCCGACATGAACCCCGGCCTCACCGATCCAGACGACGTGCCGGAGGCGCCCGCTGAGCCTGTCACGCAGCCCGGCGACGTGTGGCTGCTCGGGCGGCATCGGCTGGTGTGCGGGGATTGCACCGACGCTGGTGTGGTCGAGACGGCGCTCGACGGCGTGAAGCCGCACCTGATGGTCACCGATCCGCCGTATGGGGTGGACTTCGATCCGACGTGGCGCAAGGGTTCCGAGCAGCGCACTTACATGGCCGACCGGCCCAATAAAGAAACGCTGTGGAAAGAGGCGTGGGATTTATTCGCTGGCGAGGTCGTCTACATTTGGCACGGGTCGTGGGACATGCCGCGCCTGTATCAGACGCTGGTCGATATGAAATTCGACGTGCGAGCACAGATCATTTGGAATAAGGATCGTTTCATCATCGGTCGCGGGCATTATTGCTTCAACCACGAGCCGTGCCTCTATGCAGTCAGGAAGATGGGCACAGCGCATTGGCAAGGAGCCCGTGACCAGCCGACAGTCTGGACGATCAAGCATCAGTCATCCGACACGAACCACGGCGCGCAGAAGCCAGTCGAGTGCATGCGGCGACCGATCGAGAATAGCAGCAGTCCTGGCCAAGCTGTTTACGAGCCATTCTGCGGCTCCGGCACGACGATCATCGCCGCCGAAATGACCGGGCGCGCGTGTCACGCCATCGAAATAAGCCCGACATACTGCGACGTAACGATCCTGCGTTGGCAGGCATTCACCGGACAGACAGCGACGAGGACCGATGGGACGCCATACGACGCCGCACAGCGGCAGGCTGTTCAAACCGACCGACGAGCAGCGCCGGCAGGTGTTGACGATGACCGGCTACGGTATCCGCCAGGAGGACCAGTGCGCGCTGCTGCGGATTTCGCGGCCGACGCTGGAGAAGCATTTCCGGCGTGAACTCGATACCGGCGCGACCGAGGCCAACATGCGCGTCGTGCAGTCGCTCTACACCAACGCCACCCGGAACATGAGCGTGCAGGCGCAAATCTGGTGGACCAAGACCCGCATGGGTTGGAAGGACACCAGCGAAGTGGCACTGGGCGGCTCGCTCGCGGTGGACATACATTGGGCCGATGCGACGCCGAAACTAAACGGCCATACCCACGAGCCGCTTACGATTGAAATCGAAACCGAGTATGCCGACACCACGTAGAAAACTCATCCTGCCGTTCGCTCCGCGCGACTGGCAACGACCCCTGATCGATGACAACGCGAAACGGATCGTCGCCGTCGTGCATCGTCGCGCCGGCAAGTCGACCGCGCTCATGTGGCGCGGACTTAAACGCTGCCTGACTGAGCAGAAGTCTAAACATCCGCGCGTTGTGCATATCTTGCCTTACGGCGTGCAGTGGCAACGAACCGGGTTGTGGGACGATCTCGTGCGCGCCGCTGAACAATTACCGGGCGCGATCGTGCGGCGGTCGGAGATGTCGATACGGCTGCCGAATGGTGGGGTTTACCAGTGCGGTGGCGCCGACAATCCCGATGTGTGGCGCGGCGGCGCGGCGGACGAGGTGATCATCGATGAGTTCGATGACACGCCTCAATCGATGGTCCCACTGGTTATCGAACCAATGCTCGCCGATCGTGATGGCACGCTCGTGCGCTCTGGCACGCCGAAGGGTCGCGGGTTGCTTCAGGCGGCGTATGATCGCGCGAAGGTCACGCCTGGGTATTCGTCTTACCTGTTGGACTATAAAGCGACGGGCGCCCTGTCGGCCGAGGCGATCGAACGTTTGCGCGGCGAGATGAGCGAAGAAGAGTTCGCCCAGGAGATGGAGTGCTCGTTTAACTCGCCGAACTCGGGGAGTTACTACGGAAAGCTGATGGACGAGGCTGAGCGCGACGGACGCGTAACCCATGTCCCGCATGACCCGGCGCTCAAGGTGTGGACTTCGTGGGATCTCGGGATAGATGACAGCACAGCGATATGGTGTTGCCAGATCACGCGCGGCGGCGAGTGGCGGCTGATCGACTATATCGAGGATTCGGGCGCGGCGCTGGACCATTACGCGAGGCTATTGCAGGCCCGCCCCTACGTCTACGAGAAGCACTTGCTACCGCACGATGCCGAGGTGCGCGAGTTGGGCTCCGGCCGCAGCCGCACCGAGACGCTGCACGGCCTCGGCGTAAGGCCCACACGGGGCGTCAGGGCGCACAGCGTGGCCGATGGCATCAATGCCGTCCGCATGGTCCTCCCGCGCGCGTGGTTCGACGCGGAGCGGTGCGCCAAGGGCATCCACGCGCTGCGGCACTATCGCAGGGAGTGGAACGAGGCGGCGCAGACGTGGCGCTCGGCGCCGGTGCATGACCACGCATCTCATGGCGCCGACAGCTTCCGTTATCTGGCGCTGGGCGTCCGTGAGGCCGCCCCGGCCGACGTTGACAGCATCATCACGCGCCAGTTCCCGCCCAGCCGCACGCTCTACGAGGGCGGCCAGAACACCGGATGGATGAGCGTGTGATGTTGAAACGACGAGGCCTCCTTGCCGGCCTGTTCGCTCCCGTGGTCATTACCACGCCGGGATTGTTGATGCCGGTCTCGACGCTGGCGTTTCCCACATATGGACCAAACGGCGGACTACTGACGCATTCGATGATAGCGAGGGAATTTAACCGGCGCTTGCAAGCAATGGTTCGCGCCGGTTTCGTTCCAGGTGGCTCCCCGCTCCAACAGTCGAACGTCGATATGGAAATCTCAACGATGCAACTGACCTTGTCGATGGAGATGTTCTCGAAACGGTATATTGAGCCGGCGGCGAGCATCATCGCGCGTCAAATCAGTGAGAATGGCGGCAACCTCGCCATTGGCGCTGCGTTGCCGGAGCCGCCGGGAGCCGATTATTGCGCTTTCAGTGAAAAAAACGGCGTTATGACGCGCGTCGTCAGTGCATACGATATCTCAATTGATGCACGTATGCTTCGTTTTGATGTGCTGCACTCTTGAAGGAGTAACCACCATGGCTCAGCATCCCACGACCCACGCCGCCGAGGACGCGAAACCGGCGACCACCGAGACGAAAGCCGACAAAGCCGCCGACAGGCCCGTGAACCTTGAGATGCTCGTGGCGATGCTGGCCACCGACTGGCTGCACGGCGACAAGCACCATTACGACGCGGTGCACGAGATGACGACGCGCCTGCTGACGCAGCTCGGCGAGGACGGCGCGGCGGCCAGGGCCCGGCTTGAGGCGGCGCCCGGCCTCGTGGCGCCAATGCCTGCTCCGACCCCGGCCCGCGCCGCCTGATGGCCGGGAAACCACCCGCGAAACCACCCGCCAAACCACAGCCAAAGGTCACGGTGACGGTCACGCGAGGCCCAGCCGCCGCGAAGGAAATGGCCAGGATGGAGAAGGACGCCGCGAAGGAAAAGGCGGCGAAGGGCAAGCGCGCCTGATGTGCTTCTCCGCCGCATGGTTTGTCGGCCTGCTGATCTGGCTGATTGTCATCGGCGCGGTCGTGGCTATCTTCCGCCTCGTGCTGCCTATCGTGCTCGGCTGGCTCGGTGTCGCCGGCGGCGTGGTGATGCAGGTGCTTAACATCATCCTGATCGCGTTCGTGCTGGTCGTTTTGGTTTGGTTCTGTTACGATCTGCTGACGTGCGCGGGCGGCGTGCCGAGGATGCGATGATGGAGCGTGATCTGCTTGCCGCCATCGACCCGCCGCATCAGAGCCGCACGGTGCCTGATGACAATAAGTTTCACGTCGGCAACGGTGACGATGGCAGGCATTACTGGATCACGCCGCCTGACCTGTATGCGGCGCTCGATGCTGAGTTTTCGTTCACGTTTGACCCGTGTCCCTGGCCGCTTCCTGACGGCTTCGATGGCCTGACATGCGCCTGGGGCTCGTCCAGCTACGTCAATCCGCCATTCGGATCGATCATTCACCAAGGCAAGAAGAAAGGCCCGACTGCCTGGGTTCGCAAGGCCATTGCCGAGGCGCGGCATGGCAAGCGCGTGGTGTTCGTCTACCCGGTCGATAAGTGGGTGCTGATGTTGTTGGAAGCGGGCGCGTCTGTCCGCAACCTCGGCGACGTGAAATGGCTGGCCACAGAGGACGGATCTGAAGGCAACGGCACCGGGCGACATGTTGCCTGCTTCGTTCTGGAACCGCCTGTTAGTGGCGTTTCGGCCTGTTAGCCGCTCATACAATCCTCGGATGCGTCCGTAAACGACCGTTTAGAGAGTAGGCCGGGCTGTAAGTCGCTGATATCACGCCATGAACTCCTTAATATCATGAGTCCCGCACAACCACACCATGCCTGACACCGACAAAGCCGGGTTGTTGGCGGGCGTCAGCGAGAAGCTGATACACGCGCTCCCGCCCGCGTTTCTACTGCTTGTGATCATCAACATCGTGTTCCTGGGCGTCGCGTCCTACGTGTTTCAGCACAACACAACCGCGCGCAACGAAATGATCCAGCGTATCATCGAATCATGCCTCAAAAAGGAATAGACATGGCCGCGTTTCCCGTTCCCGAAGGCTCCTTCATCATCACGCCCGGCGGCCCTGATAACTCGCTTCCCATTCCGCCCGGCCATCCGGCTCTGCCGATTGTGATGCCGCCGCCGCCGCCCGGTATCTGGCCGCCACCCGCGTCGATCTGGCCGCCGATAGCGCTGCCCCCGGATTATCCCATGCCGCCGGGCTCGATCTGGCCGCCCGTGCATCCGCCTGTTGTCGGGGGCGGGCCTGTCGTGCCGCCGCCGGGCGTAGATAATACGTTGCCTCCGGGTGTCGATAACTCGCTGCCACCGACAGGCGGAACGTCATCGAAATACCTCGTGGCGATTGTTGGCGCGAGCCAGGGCGGTGGCCTGACCGTCATTGGTTATACGGTGGTCGATCCGTCCTTGTCCGTCGGGATGCCGCTGCCACCGGCGCCACAGCCTAAGTAACACGCCGTGCCTCGCAATAAACTTGGTGACGCTGAGATCCTACGCGAAGCCAAGGAACGCTTCGAGCGGTGCGTCGCGTGGGAAAGCGAGTGGCGCACCCGAGCGCTGTTCGATACCAAGTTCGCGAACGGTGACAGCGCCAACATGTGGCAGTGGGACACCAATGTTCGCACCGAGCGCGGCAGCCGGCCAAGCCTCACGTACAACCAGGTACGCCAGCACAATTTGCAGGTGATCAACGACGCCAGACAGAATAAGGCACAGATCAAGGTAACACCGACCGGCGGTCGCGCCAGCTACGAGGCCGCGCAGGTGTTTTCCGGCATCATCCGGCGTATCGAATACGTATCGAAGGCGGTGGATGCCTACTCGACGGCGACCTATCACCAGGTCGAGAGCGGCATGGGGTATGTCCGCGTCGAGACGGACTACGTGGACAGCAACTCGTTCGATCTCGACCTGTTCATTCGCCGCGTCGCCGATCCGCGGACCATCTACATGGACCCGGACGCGCGCATGTATGACAAATCGGACGCCAATTTCGCGTTCGTGTTCGAGGACATTCCGCGCGACCGTTACGAGGATGAGCACGGCACGGCGGACAACACCGCGCCAGCCACGCTCGACCACAGCGACGGCTGGAACGACAAGGATCATGTGCGGATCGCCGAATACTGGCGCCGCAACATGAACAACGAGACGATCCATTTGTTACAGGACGGGACCGTCGTCAACGACAGCGAAATTCCTGACGAACTGCGCGATCAGGTCAAGGCCATGATCGTCAAATCGCGCGAGGTCGCGGTGCCGGAGATCGAGTGGTTCAAACTCGCCGGCGACAAGGTGGTCGATCGCGAGACGTGGCTTGGCAAATACATCCCGATCGTCCCGTTCATCGGCGAGGAGACGGTTATCGAAGGCGTGCTCGACCGTAAGGGGCACACGCGGGCGCAGATCGATGCCCAGCGCATCTACAATTATTGGGCGTCGGCTGCGGTCGAGCAGGTCGCGCTACAGACCAAGACGCCCTACGTGGCGCGTGTGGACGCGATCACCGGCCGCGAAGAGCAATGGTCCACCGCAAACGTCAAAAACTGGTCCGTTTTGGTCTACAATGGCGTGGACGAGGCGGGCCAGCCGATCCCGCGCCCGGAACGTGAGCACCCGCCGGAAATGGCCCAGGCTTACGTGCAGGGCATGACGATCGCGCGTCAGGATCTGATGAGCGTGACGGGGCAGTATCAGGCTGAACTGGGGATGCCGAGCAACGAACGCAGCGGCATCGCCATTCAGCAGCGGCAGCGCCAGGGCGATACGGCGACGTATCATTACATCGACAACCAGGCCAAGGCCATTCGGCAGGTCGGCCGCATCCTGCTCGATCTGATCCCAAAGATTTACGACGTGCGGCGCGTGACGATGATGCTCGCCGAGGACGGCTCCGAGAGCAAGGTCGTGGTCGATCCGAGGGCGCCCGAGGCGCACCAGCAGATCGCGCCGGGCCCGGATGGCAACCCCGTGGCGCTGTCGCCGGCGCAGGCGCAGCAGCAGACCGACGATCCGGAATTGCCCGATCCAACCGTCATCTTCAATCCACAGGTCGGGACTTATGACGTTGAGGCCGATGTCGGGCCGAGTTACGGCACGCAGCGGCAGGAAGCGGCGAACGCATTCTCGCAGATCATGCAACAGAATCCTGCGGCGTTTCAGATCGTCGGTGATTTCTGGGCCGCGAACAGCGACTTTCCCGGCGCCGACGAACTGGCCGATCGTCTGAAACGCGGGTTGCCGCCGCAATACAAGCCCGGACCCGACCCGCAGGTTCAGGCGGTTACGCAGCAGGCGCAACAGGCCCAGCAGCACGCGCAACAACTTCTCCAGCAGGCCGACGCCGAGATCGCCCGGCTCAAGGCGCAGATCGCGCACGACCAGGAAGCAGCGAAGGACAAGAGCCACGAACTCGCGATTGACGACTACAAGGCGGAAACAGACCGTTTGAAGGCGGTTGGCGCGATCGATCCAATGGCGTTGCAGGTCATCGTCCGTCAGATGGTGTCCGACATGCTCCAGACCGACATCGTGCCCGCGCTGCAAGGCCATGCGGCGCTGGAGGGCCAACTACAGGGCGCCGCGCTGCCCCCGCAGCCGATGAACGGGACCAACGGGCAGGCGCCGTCAGGACCGGCTCCAGCAGCCAATGGCGGCGCGTCGTGATGTGCCTTCGGCGCCTGGGCAGGCGCGATTGGATCATCGAGGCGCGCTGGCGCGGCAACGTCTACCAGTGGGCGCTGACGCTGGATGGTTTGCGTAGGCTCTGATGGCGGCCCGTAACATGCTCCAGATCGGCGGCGATGACAGCGGCAACGCCCTCGCGCGGGCGAGGGTAGCCGCAACACCGTCATTTTCTCCCCCGAAATCATGAACATCATCCGCCGCTACGGCATCGCCGGCCTGATGGCGGGCGGCGCGGGCGGCAACGCGCTGCTTCAGTCGCGGGACCAACAGCAATGACCGCCACCGGCACCGCGCCGCCGTTCATTGATTGCCTCCTGAGAAAATCGAGGATCGTTATGGGCGGCCATCGCCGCCGGGTCGCGTCTTGTCACGATGGTCGAGGCGTCGAACGGCGCGTCGTCATCGGGCGTCGCGTCGGCGTCTTTTCTGGGTTTGTCCGTCATTGTTCGTTTCCTTTTCCATATAATCGAGGACGACGCCGACCCATGCCGGGATGTCCTGCTCGCCCGCCGCCCAACGGCGCACGCTTCGCTCTCCCGCCCCGACAAACGCGGCGAAACCGCGCTGAGTATGCCCCAGCGCGGCGATCCGTTGGCGAAATTCGGCTGCGATCAAACCGCGTTAATCTCATCGAGCGTGCAGGCAATACCCTCCCAGGTCGTGCCCCAGCCGCAACTACCGCCCTTACTCTCGATCAGGTCCAGCAACCCCTGCGTCGCCGCCACCGTGGTCATGCAATCTTCGCGTGTGAAAGACCCAAGGCAGTCGGCGCTGTTAGCGTCCGGCGCCAGCAGTTGGATGTTCGCCTTCACCAGCGTGCTACGCATGTCGGCGTCCGCCTCGGCGGCGGTCTGGCCAACGCCATAGATGGTCCCGTTGTGGTCGTAAACGATGTAGCCGGCGGCGGTAATCGTCGGCTCGGCGGGCGTCAGGAACTCGGTGACGCGGCGTTCGAGCGAGGCGATCTGGCCGACGGTGAGGGACTCAATGTCAAGGTCCGGATTGTAGCAGGCAATCGCCTGCCACGGGTATGCGCGGGACCAGTTCTCGGCTGGCGTCAGGTCATTGATGCGGGCGTTGTCGCGGATGCCGTCGATCGTATTTTGATAGATGGCATCAATGTCGTTGGTCATCTGTCTGTTCCCTTGTTGGTGAACAGGAATGTAGGCCATTTTGGCCGGTTCGTCAACGTATTTTGTGGGGCCGCGCCGCAAAAATGACCGCCACCGGCACCGAGAAGCTGGCCAAGCTGGTCGCCGCGCACGAGCGGCTGCTGGCCGAAGCCGAGCATCTGCGCGCCCAAAACTCAGACATGGCCGCGCTGCTCCGCGAGCAGGGTTGCCGGATGCTGGGCCTGAAGGACCGCGTCGCCGAACTGGAGGCCGAAGTCGCGCTGCTGCGCGGCACGCTCGCCCGTCCGGAGCCCGACGACGACCAACCCGAGATCATTCACGACGTTCCACCCAACGCACCCCGGTAAATCCCATGGCTGATTTCTGCCCAACGTGCTTCTACGCGCGCCAGCGCGTCGAGGTGCCGACGCCCTCGTTTTACTGCCTCCGCTATCCGCCAACGACGACCGGCGTGCTTGTCGGCGTTCTCTCCGATGACTGGTGCGGCGAATACAAGCTGGGTTCCGGATCGGGGACGCCTGGTGTGCCGGTCAACGTCGATGTCCCCTACGCCTCGCAGACCGGTACATCGTTGCATTGCACGAGTGGCAATTGGACCGGAGCCCCGACGACTTACTCGTATATGTGGGTGCGAGACGGCGTGGCGAACGTGGGCGTCGGAGCGACGTATACCACGACGCCGGCTGACGTCGGGCACACGCTGACCTGCGTGGTGAAGGCCACCAACACGGCCGGCACGACGACCGCGCCGCCCAGCAACGGCGTGGTGGTCACGGCGGGGGCGGAGGCACGCCGATGAGCGAGACAATCGAGCAAGGCACCCCGGCACCCGAGCCGGAGCCGAACGCCGCGCCGTCGCCACAAGAGTCCACGGCGGGACAGACCGCCGAGACCACCGAAGCGACTGAGCAAGACGACGACGGCGAGCGGCAAACCAAACGAGACCGCCGTTTCGCGGAACTCTCTGCCCGCCTCACCGCCGCCCAACGCGACCGGGACCGGCAGGCCGCCGAACTGGAGTTTTACCGCCGGCAGGTGGCCCAGCAGCCGCCGGAGAACGACACGCCGGAGCAGGCCCGCGCCCGCGAGCGCGAGCAGGTACGCGCCGAGGTCGAGGGCCAGATCAGGGCCGAGACGTTCCATCAGGCGGGCGCTTTGCAATATCCCGACTGGAAGAAGCGGTGCGACGATCTGGTGGCGATGGGCGCTGACGGTAATTTCGCCTCGCTGCTGGTCGAGATGCCGGGCGGCGAAGGCGTCAAAGTGGCTGCGGCACTGGCTGACGATCCCGACGCGGTGCAGCGGATCGCGCAACTTAGGACGGAACGGGCGCGGGCCGTGGCCCTCGGCAAATACGCCGCCACGCTCGATGACGGCCCCGCACCGGCACGGGGAAACGGCAACGCCCCCTCGCAACCAGTTGTCACACGCGCTCCGGCGCCGGTTCGCCCGGTAACGGGACGCGCGAGCCCGACGTTCAACGAATACACGGCGGACGCTGGGACGTTGGCTGACCGTTACATGAAGCAAATTCTGGATCAGCAGCAGAGGCGCTAATGCCAAGCAAGTCAAAAGCGCAGGCCAACATGATGCGAGCGGCCGCGCATAATCCGGCCTTCGCCAAAAAGGTCGGTGTGCCAACGTCCGTGGCGAAAGAGTTCGCGGACGCCGATGATAAGCGCGACACGAAGAAGTTGCCTGCACGCAAGAAGTAACCGCCGAAACCGCCGCGCCCGGTATATGGCGTTGCATCGTGCCTGCCCCCGCCGCGTCCGGGTAATGACGTTGCGCCGTGCCGATCCGCCTGTGATTGCGTCTTTCCCCTTCGTCACAGCGGGCAATCGAGATCTCAAGACCCGTTACGGTGAGAGATCCTTTTTCCTGCTTGTGACGAAGGATACAGACAATGCCAGCAACAAACACGTTGCTCACAATCAACATGATCACGGCCAAGGCGCTCGCGATCCTCCATCAAAAATGTAATTTCGTCGGCGCGATCAACCGCCAGTACGATGATTCGTTCGCCAACTCCGGCGCCAAGATCGGCAGCACGCTCCGCATTCGCCTGCCGGTGCAATACACCGTCAGCACCACCCCGGCGCTGTCGTTGCAAAACACCGTGGAAACGCAGGTCAGCCTGCCGATCTCCAACCAGTATCACGTCGATTTCTCGTTCAGCACCTCCGAACTGACGCTGTCCATTGACGACTTCACCGCGCGTTACATCGAGCCCGCCATCGCGGTCCTCGCGGCCCAGATCGAGGCCACGGTGATCGGCATGATGTGGCCGGCGGTGTGGAACCAGGTCGGCACGGCCGGATCGCCCCAGGCGTTCAAGACGGTGTTGCAGAGCCGCAAATTACTGTTGGATAACCTCACGCCACAGTCGAAACAGTGGCAACTCCGGATCAACACGCAAGACAACGTCGATCTGGTGGACAGCCTGAAGGGCCTGTTCCAGCAGTCAACGCAGATCTCGCGCCAATATACTGATGGCGTGATGGGCCTCGCGGCGGGCTTCGAGTGGGCCGAGAGCACGCACTTCACGACCCAGACACGCGGCGCCGAGAGCGGCTACCTCGCGTCCCCCGCCAATCAGACCGGCTCGACGCTGGCCGTCATTACCGGCACCGGGGCGGGCAACGCGGGCGACGTGTTCACCATCAGTGGCGTCTATCGCGTCCACCCGGAGACCAAGGTCAGCAGCGGCGTGCTCCAGCAGTTCGTCCTGACGGCGGCTTACGCGGGCGGCGCCGGCAATATGGCCATCTCCCCCGCCATCGTCACGTCAGGCCCGCAGCAGAACGTCAGCAACTCACCCGCGAACAATGCACCTATAACGTTTGCCAACACGGCCAGCACCGCCACAGGGTTGAGCCTCGCCTTCCACCCAGACGCTTTTACGTTCGCCACAGCCGATCTTGTAATGCCAGGTGGTGTTGATATGGCATCGCGTGTCGTAAAAGACGGTATTAGTATGCGTGCCGTGAGACAGTATAGTATTTCAGACGACACCATGCCAATTAGG